ATTGTTAGCGATAGCAAGAAATCTATGAAAATTTTAGGTCGTTGTTCTGTTACTGCCTATAGCGTACCTCCAGAAAAAGAAGACCTAGTAAAAGGGGCTTTTTCTTTAAATGTTTGGAAAAAGATAAATCAATTAGAATTTGATAAGATTGTGTCTATGTGTAAGAATGATGCTCCCCCTGTTCTTTCAGCACCCGCACCCTCAATAGTTGCTAGTGAAAAACTGCAAAAGCCTTCTGAAGTTCTTGCGGAAATGGAAGAACCTAAAGTTGAAGAGGTAGTTGAGGAAATTATTGAAGCACCTAAAATTGAAGAGGTAGTGGAAGAACCTAAACTTGAGGAAGTTCCAATAGAAGTTCCTAAAGTAGAGGAAGTTATTGTAGAGCCTAAAGTTGAAGAACTAGAAGTGAAAGAAGAAAAAAAGATAGATAAGATTAAAGAGGAAGGGAAGACCCCAGAAGAAAAATTGGGGGTAATAGAAAAAGCTACTAAAAAGTTTCGTAAAAAGAACGGAAAGAAATAAAGGGAGGATACAATGGCAAATTATTTATCTCCAAGGGTTGTTATCAATGAAGTTGATAATAGCATACTTGTAAATTCTTTCACTAGTGGTCCTATACTTGTATTGGGAGAAGCACCACAAGGACCCGATGATTCTGTATACACTATAATCAACTTGAGCCAGCACATTAATTATTTTGGTAATGTGGAAGGCAACTATCCTGCGATGTATGCAGCGAAAGAGTATTTGGCTTATGGGAATGATTTGAAGTTTAAGAGAGTAACTTCTGTCAAGAGCGTTAAGATTTCTAGCGATATTACTGCTGTTTTGACAGAAAGTGAAACTGTATCAGCAATTACAGGTGCTACCATTAGAATTCCTAGCGGTACAGTTACTACTCCTTATTTGGATTCTGACTCTGCTGATGTTGTTGTTTACATAAACACCGATAGTGAATTGTATAAGGTGTATGTTGTTGATTACATTGGCAACGATGGAACTGATGAAGTTTATGCAATAGTATGGGATAGCTATGGTAGTTCTTATCCTACTTCCCCAGCCACAGTAATTGGCGATTTGTATATTGGACACGCAGAACCAGCCTATACTAAAGAAGTTAAGTTCCCCAATCCTGATGCTGCAAATGCTACTGCAACGATGACATTTACTAATACTGGTGAGTCCTTCAATGCCGTTTCTTATTATGTAACTACCTATACTAATGGTAGTGCATTATACGGAGAAACGACAGCACCAACCATCACAACAGTTGCGGAAACTGGAGCAACACAATTAGCCACAGGTGATTATACTTATAGGTATGCATTCTCAACATCTCTTGGTGTTGAAAGTCCTGTGTCTGTCGCCGCTTCAGCAGCTATCACAGCAAACAAAATTGTTGAACTCACGCTACCAGAACTTCCCACTGGATTTTCTAGTTATGTAATTTATAGAGATATTGATGCTGGCGGATTCAAGAAGGTTGATACTACTACAAATAGAATTTGGACTGATGATATTAACACCATAGAAGGTGCATACCTAGGTCAATGTCCTATCACAATAGCCGTAAATGGTGTAGACCTTTATTCTTCACATCAAGTAACTGGAAGCGAACACGACATTTATTATAACGCTTATGATGGAAGAACAATAACTGGTGAGTATAAGTTTGAGTATGTTTACACTACTTCTGCTGATGTTGTTGTTTATACATTAATAGCTGGAACTTCACCTGTAATAGAAGTAGGAACTACACTTTATATTATGGAGCCTATTTCTCTAGCAGTAGAAGCACCCAATGTTGGCAGTTATATTGAAGGTACTGTTAATACGGCAGTAAGAGGTATTTATCTAACCTCTACATTCCTTGGAACAACTGATAAATTCCTATATTTCAATGGAACCGGAACTGTAACAATTCCTACTACCGCCACAATCCAAGCATATTATCTGTTAGGGGAAACAAAGTACTACTACACCGATTATGCTAGTGGTTTTACTTACTACAAAGCAACAGCAAAAGGTAGAGGCGTTTTCGGAAATGAATATGTAATTCTAACTACTTATAGTGAAAGCAATACGGAATACAACTTCCAGCTTTATGGTGAGGATGGCTTGTTAGAGAGTTTCGTTGAACTTACTATTGACGACCTTGTAAATGTTGTCAATGAAACATCTGTAAGAATCAAGTTGGAACTAACCTCTACCGCACCAGCCTTAACTGGTTTTGTTGCTTATGATGAAACTTACAGCACTACTTATGTGAAGTATTATTCAGCAGACCCAGCACATGGTTACGATGGTTATTTTGACATTTCCCCTAATGATTTCATCGCAAACATAGACCAGTTTGTTGCTACTTCTTTAAGTGATTTCGATTCTGACCTAGCAGACTTGTTAGTTACAGCAAACTTAATCTCAAGCACAGAAAGTACTCTACTTTATGACCTTATGGTAATTCCTGGTTGGAGTTCTCACCCTGTTCTTGCTGATGCTATGTATACAGTCTGCACCACAAGACCTTTCATTTCTGGTATTCTAGACCTCCCTTCTGGCTTAACTCCGATTCTTGCCTTTGAATACAGAAACGGTGTCCTTGAAAATATCAACAACTCACATATGGCTATTTTCTGGAACTACGCAAAGATTTATGATTCTGTTAATAGGCAATATATTTGGTTGCCTCCTAGCGTCTTTGCTATAAGAGCAATAGCTTACACAGAACAATCAATTCTTCCATTTGCTGCAGCGGCTGGATTAAAGAGAGGTATTCTACCTAATGTAGTTGAACTTGAATACAATCCTACTCTTCCAGAAAGAGATTTGCTGTTCGCCGCACAAGTCAACCCACTTGCTACAATTTCTGGTATAGTAACTGTTTGGGGAAATAAAACTTCTCAAAAGATTCAGTCAATGCTTTCTGACTTCAATGTTAGAAGGATGCTTGATAAGGCTGAAAACGCAGTTTATACCGCCTCTCAATCACTTCTGTTTGACCCCAATGATGCCGCAGAAAGAAAGGCTATTATACTTTCTATCCAGCCTATCTTTGATGTTGTGGCACAGAAGAGAGGCTTGACAGAGTTTAGCATAGTAGACTCAACAACAGAGGAAGATGTCAATTTAGGTATAGCAAGGTTTACAATCAACTTGAGACCTACTGCTACAATCAAAGTCATTGTATACGACGTTATCATAAATAAGGCTAATTTAGGTTAAGATAGGATATAGGAGGGTAGTATGATGCCAAGCCTTGCACAATACAGGACAAAATATGAAGTAAAACGCTCATATAGGTTTATGTTAATTTTCCCTAGTGAGTTTGGTGGAACAAATTTACAAGCATCGGTTATTTCATCTAAAAGACCCGCATGGAAAGTAGACGAAATGGAACTGCAACACTTGAATATCAGATGGTGGATTGCAGGTAAGCCCACTTGGTCAACCTGGAGTTGCGAGTTTTACGACTATGTAGATGACAACACACTAAAGGCGTTAATGGGTTGGTATAAAAATGTGTATGACCCTAAAACTACTTTTGCTGATGTTCCTTCTGCATACAAGAAAGATGTTATGATTCAAATGCTAGGACCTCAATACGAACCAATAGAAGAGTATATTCTTTATGGAGCTTGGCCTTCTAGCATAGATGGCGGAGCATTGAATATGACAGCTAGTGAAGTTGCCAAATTGACTGTTGAGTTCAGGTTTGATTACGCCATCCTACAAGGGGACTACTGATTAGCAAATTAGACATTTTATACTAACGAAGCCCCATAGTAATAAATTAACATATTTCTATGGGGCTTTTATTTAAGAGGGTAATTTGAATATTTTCAAAAAGGAAAATAGATGATAGAAGTCGTATCTACGCAAGCAGCAAAAAACAATCTTAATTTCTATTTGAACTCTAATTTTTCTTCTGACTACAAAAATTTGAAGCTAAAAACTAGCCCGGGATTTTTGGTATTCTACAATGATTGTTTAGATGGTATAGCTTCATCCTCAATTTTCAATGCTAGGGGTGCTAGGATATTTAATTGTTCTACTGACAATGTAGTATTTCATCCAGTAAACCCAGCGTTGCCAATAAATTATCCAGAGCTAGCAGAGAAGATACAAGGAAAGTTAAAGACCAAAAATCTTCATTTGATATTTTTAGATTTCTCCGTATCACAACACAAGGAATTAGCTGTCCTTAATCTTGTGCCATTTATCATTGTAGACCACAATAGTTGTAGCTTCGGAGCGCCCTGTTACATACAAGTTATTAACACTAACTATGATTCTTGCACCCATCTATTGGCTGACATATTTCCTATGGCACATACCGACGAAAACCAAGTAAATACAAAAAATATGATTAATGCTGTTAGTATGATAGAGGGTTGTGGGTTATCTCTAATTGGTAATGTGTCTAATAAAGAAATATTGGATGAAATTTATGGGGCATTGACATCATATCCAGGAAGTTTTGCTATGTATGATGTTTCAAAGAAGATTAGTTCTTCTCAAACATTAAAAGCTATGTATAACTATGTAATTGATGAAGTTTCTCCAGAAAATGAAGCTGTAAGCAAAGATTTGATTGAATTTAACAAAAAAGCGTGGCAATATGAACCTAAAATTGAGTATGAATACAATATTGCTAATGGAATTAAGATTGGTGCTATTGTTTATGACGATGATAAGTTTGATGCTGTGTATAAAAGAATTGCTATGTTAAAGGCCGCCTCATTACCTCACGATATTCTGTTATTTGTGACAGAAGTTCAAAAAAAGCGTATTTATGATGTAACAATTATGAGCAAGATACCTTGTAATGTTGGATTATTCTGTGAAAACAACAAAGGGGCTTGCCAGACTAATAGAATTGGTAATTTTACAGTAGGAACAACCTCGATAATAAAAAAACTTAATGTGTTAGTTGAGGATTTAAAGAGTTACATCAACATAACATCTTAATTGGATTAGAAAATGATAAATTATATATTTATAATCCAAAAAGTCCTTAAAATCAAGAACTTTTTAACCCAAATCTTGAGCTATATGGAAGCTATAAAGAGCTTACCTGGTCAACTTTCGTCTATTGTAAATCAGGCTGAACAAGGGATTTCGTCTTTAACCTCCAATATGAGCCAAATAGAGCAACAAGGGCTTAATATCTTGTCCAACATCTCTAGCTTACCTTCCTCTACCCAGAAAGCCGTTTGCGACGCTGCAGGGGTATCTCAAACCACACTCAATAATATCTTAAACAACTCAACCGATGTATCAAATGCTGAAATTTCGGATACTTTAACGAAATTAGGCAATATTTCAACCATAAGTCAGTCTGTAATAGATGCCGAAACTTCTGGTGAAAATGACTTAAATGCTTTAATGCCAACATTTAAAGAAACAATCAGTCCTAATATTAGTTCCACAAACTTTCCAGGAGTAACTAATAAGTTCTATGATTTAGCTAACAAAATGGATACTGATTTAGGTTCTTTAAGTAATAAGTTAGGTGGAGATTTCAGTTCAGCAGACAATATACCTTCAACTGTTGCTTCAGCTTATAATATCCCAGAACCACCAGCACCAACAACAGACGACATATTAAATAGAGATGCCAATAGTTATGCTGGTGTTTTAAACAATATGCCTACCGAAACATTCAAGAAAAATACAGGATTTATATACGATTTTATCAACTTAAAAACAAGAATAAAGGCTATGGAAAACTTTACTTCTACTATCAAAGAAGTAGTTGCTCCTTTTGTTGGTGGTGCTGTTTCTAGCTTTAGCCAAGGAGGGGTTACACCAGAACCTCCTACTCCTTCTGGAACAGTTGCTTGGGGAGATATTATCGGAGACATTACAGACCAAACCGATTTGCAGGCTGCTTTAGATGCCAAGACAGATGTTGATGCTATTATTGATGGCGGTGAAGTATAATGGCATACATCATAAAACTAAAACACGGAAATGAAGCTGATTGGATTGCACTAGACCCTGTTTTAGAAGCTGGTGAAGCTGCTGTTTCTATTGATAAAAACAATTTTAAAGTGGGAGATGGAACAACAGCTTGGAGTTCTTTAGCATATTATGTTACTGGTAGTTTGCCTTATACGCCAGAAAGTATCTCAAATAAAAGAACTTCTTGGCAAGTATCACCAGATAACACAGCATACCCAAGTGAAAAATTAGTTAAGGATAATTTAGATACAAAAGAAGCAACCGCAAATAGAGTTACCGCATTTCAAGTAACCCCAGACAACACACATTATCCTACTGAAAAACTTGTTAAAGATTCACTAGATGCTAAACAAGCCACATTAGTAAGTGCTTCAAATATAAAGACAATTAACTCATCAACTATATTAGGTTCTGGTGATTTGGTTGTTTCTGTTGACCCTTCTGCTTTAAGTGGGTATGTAAAATTTACAGGTTCTACTAGTGGATTGAATTTAACAGGATATGATATTACAGCTAATATTGGAAGGTTTCTGACAATTACTATTACTTCTTCTGGTGCAATAACAAATTTAAATGCAGACCTTCTTGATGGGTTACAAGGTTCTACATATTCAACAACAGCACATACACATACAAATTATGTCCCATATACTGGAGGGTCTTCTGCCTTAAATTTAACAGGTTATGATATTACGGGTAAAGTAGGACATTTTGATACAATTACAATTACTTCAACAGGTAAAATAACAAATTTAAATGCTGAAATACTAAATGATATAGTGGCTTCTTCCTACTCTACAACAGGGCATACGCATACCACATATGTAACAACAGCACAAATAACAGGGTATGTTCCTTTTAGCGGTGGAACAAGTGCATTGAATTTAACAGGGTATGATATTACAGGTAAGATAGGACATTTTGATACCATTACAGTTACCTCTTCAGGGTTGATAAATAACCTAAATGCAAAATATCTTAATGGGTTAGAAAGCAGTTCATTCCTAAATTCTGATGTATTAACTGCTTATGTAAAGTTCACTGGTAGTGCTAGTTCTTTGAATTTAACAGGGTATGATTTAACGGCTAATATAGGACATTTTGAATCTATAACAGTTACTTCTACAGGAAAAATAACAAACTTAAATTCAGAATATTTAAGTGGCTATGATATATCTGTATTTTCTTTAACAGGACACACCCACCCAACTTATGCTACCACAGCACAATTAACTTCATATGCTACAACGGCACAATTAACTTCTTATGCTACCACAGCTTCTATTACTGGATTTATACCATACACTGGTGCTGTATCAGCCGTTGATTTAAGCGGTCAATCATTAACAACAACATCAACTGGAATATTTGGTGCTATAAAAATGACCACATCACCTACATCTGGATATGTTTTAACTTCATCAGATGCTAGTGGTAATACTGTATGGGCGGCAAATAGTGCAAGTGTAACCGCAAACAGAACCGATACTCAATTTGCCACATCTGCTGGAACTGGAACTTGGACAAAGCCCACTAGCTTTACACCAGCGTTTGTTTTAGTTCGTATGTGGGGTGCTGGTGGAGGTGGTGGAGGTGGTGCATCAAGAGTAACTGGAACAGCCATTAAAGGAGGTGCTGGTGGTGGCGGTGGTGCTTATGTTGAAAAACTATTTCGTGCTAGCGACTTGGGTTCCACAGAAAACTTTACAGTTGGAACTGGTGGATTAAGTGGAACTGCGGGTCTCTCTGCGGCAGGTGGTGATGGTGGCAATGGTGGTGATACTAGCTTTGGAACAACTCCTATGCTGTATGCCTATGGTGGTGGTGGCGGAGCTGGAGGAGCTTTCTCTGGTGCGTCCGTAGGTGGTGGTGGCGGAGGTGGAACGGGCTCCGCTGGTGGAGCTGGGGTTACAACGACCCCAGGTAGTGGCGGTAAACCTGGAACTGGTGATGATACTGGAATGTCTGGAGGAACAGGTAGTAAGGGCAGCTTACAATCAGGCACCACATGGACACATTATGCAGAGTATGGAGGTGGAGGCGGCGGGGGCGGCTGGTCAACCAACCTAGCCAATGTTGGCGGAAGTTCTTTATATGGTGGTGCTGGCGGTGGCTGTGGAGGCGGGCATAACTCAACTCTTGGAGCCTCCGCGGCGGCAGCGGGAGGTAATGTAAATACAGTAGTATGTGGTGGAGGTGGAAGCGCTGGAACATTAACTCCAAACGATAGCGGTGGAAACGGTGGAGATGGGGCAAATGGTACAGACTATAAAGGAGGTCAGGGCGGTGGCGGTGGCGGTGCTGCCGATGCCGTAGCTGGAAAAACTGGTGGTAATGGTGGCAATGGTGGAACACACGGCGGCGGAGGGGGAGGTGGTGGTGCTGGAAATTACAACGCTGGAGCGGGTACTGGTGGTACTGGTGGTTCTGGTGGCTGTGGTGCGATTTACATTTTTACTTGGTAAATCTATTGATAAATCGCCAGAACAAATAGAATATAAACCAAAAGGAGTCTGCTATGGCTGTTAAGATAGAAAATGGGGTAATTCTTCCATATGATTTAGTGGAACATATAACAAACTTATTAGAGGCTGTTGAAGGTAATATACTAGATGATAACCTTGTAAATATGAGTCCTAAATACAAGTCTTTAATGCTTGCTATTACGGATGCTAGAAAAAACCTAATATCATTGACTATTAAGAATGGTATGCCTGCCTCATATATTCAAAATCAAATGTTTGAAAGTAAGCAAGCCAAAGCAGATGTGTCTTTACTAAAAGAGTCTCCCTTCCTTTTGCTTTTAACCTTACTAGCTGCTGGTCGTGAGGAAAAGAAAACAAAGGCACAAGAAAAGATAGAACTTAAAACATTAAAATCAAACCCAACCTATAAGCCAAAGACAGAAATGGCAACAGAAAAGAACAAGGTATTTACTTGTCCTAATTGTGGTGGGCATGAATATGAAGTAGCTGACAATAACATAAAAACTTGTAAATATTGTCAAGCTATGTTTGAAGCTAAAAAAAGAAAAGGTAGAATGATTAAAGAAGCAATTACAAGAGCAGACCTTACCGCAACTGAATTGGAACAATTTAGAACTTTTATTAAGACTAGATTTCCAGATATGCCAGAAGAAGGCGTTGAGGAAATGATAGACAAAACTATTGAAAAGGCTGATGAAATTCAGGCAGAACACCCAGAAATAGATGTTAGAACAGCAGACCCTAGAACTGTATTAGGTGAAGCAAAATCTTCTAATTGTTGTAATTGGTGTGGTAAGCCTATGGGTAAATCTGTTAAGGCAGCTTATGGTGCTGACTTACAATGCTGTGTAGGCTGTAAGGAAAAAGGGTTGGATAAGCAACCTCCTACTTATGGTGGAAAAGAAAAAGCAAATATAAAAGAAGCAGAAGGAAAAGAAAAAAACAAATATCCTAAAGATAAATTTGAACAAAAAATTCAAGATGTATTCGATGCTTACGAAAATGATGATAGTGAAAAAGCAAAAAAAATATTAATAGAACTTTCCAAAGTAGAAGAACAAGATGATATTTTGGGGTGTTTTCCAGAACAAGAATTTAATTGGTTGGAAGAAAACAATTGTTTGGAGGTATTTGAGAAAAAAGAAAAGATAGAAGAGGCATTATCGCAAAGGTTCCAAGACCAAGAATATTGGCTTACACGAAGGGAAGGGAGAGAGGTTAATCCTGATTTAGTTTCAGCTATGTATAGAGAAATTGAAAGGTTAGATGCTGAACTGGATGCCTTAAAAACAATTCCCTGCTCTGAATGTTCTGGTGAAGGTTCTGTTGATACTGGAATAGGAATTCTGCCTTGTCCGTCGTGCCATGGCGAGAAGAAAGTTGCAAAATTTAAAGAAGAAATTAAGGAATCACAGCAATTAAATGAAGGTTTAACCCCAGAAGCGGGTCAAGTGTTATATTTGCTTCTTATCCCTATTGCTATTCATGCCGTTTATAGTATGGGTAAAGATGCAATGAAGTATATTTCTTATAATGAATTTGATTCATTTCCTATAGAGAAAAAGATTAGAATTTTAGAGAAAATTTTAGATGAACTTAAAAATACCTATACACCAGAAACTTATGGGGAGTTTATTGATTATCTTTACACAACATCAAAAACCAATTTAACCCCAATTAAAAAGAGTATTTTTAAGCTAATCACTCATTTTGGCGACAAAGAAAAATTATACGAAACCACGATTTCTACAATAATAGACCAATTAGAGGGTTTATATGAAGAATTTAACCAAACTCATAGAATAGGAAGGCCAAGTAATATTATAGATACAGACTATAGTATTAACGAATCACAGCAATTAAAAGAGGGCTTTCTAGGCTTTAAGAGTAAGGCAGAAAAAGAGGCAGAGAATACAAACAATATAGCAAACAATCAAGCCGTTGAAGCAATAGCAAAGGACAATGTTGCTTTTATGGAAGATTTTTTGACTAAACATGATGTGAATAGCTTTCTTGGTATAAAGAGTTATGGTCCACTTACAGGGGCAAAATTCTTTGAGAAGTATCAGTTGCTTGATTTGGCAATATGGGATAGGGCTACAAAAGTTGCTCTACTCCTTATTGATAAAGGGGCATCTCTTAACAACGTCTCAAAACTATATGGTGAGCATTACATTTTATTTGCTATCAAAAAGGGTGAGCCAGGTGTAGTTAAAAAGATGTTAGATAGTGGTAGGCTAGAAATAACCCCTGAACTTGCTGACGATATTTATGATTATGCATTCAGCCAACATTACGACAAAAAATATCCTAATCTATTCAAAAAAATAGAAGCTCTTGTTGCTGAATATGACAAAGAGCACTTATATGAATCACAGCAAATAACTGAAGCTAAAACCCCTGTGATAACCAAACAAAGACAAAAACTTATTAACCGTGGTGGTGGTTATGGAAGAGGTTATGCTATAGGTGTCGTTGGTTATGCTGTAGATAAGAATGAACATCTTTTGTTTGACGGGTCACAAGTGTTAACCCCAGATGGTAAAGAGGGGGTTTTAGTCAATGGTAAAAGAAATTCTAAAACTAAAATATGGACGGCAAATGTTAAAATAAATGAAACAAATGAAACGATACCCTATAACCCCAATGATTTAGAGATAACCGATTACAACCCTGAAGATGAAGCCAATGCACCAGGTAGACTTGTGTGGGTGTCTAATGGGGTTGTTGAAGAATCACAGCAAATAAATGAGGGTATAGTGCCCCCGAAACCACCTGTTGATGATGAAGAAGCGTTTATTAAAAAATACGGCAGATTAGATACAGCCCCTTATGGTGTTCCAGAAGATGAAACATCTTCTATGATGTCGGAAGAAGAATTTGAAAATGAAGTAAATGCTATAGCAGATAAACATTTCAAGAAAAACAAAGAAGATAAGATTTTCACTTGCCCTAGTTGTGCAAGCCATGAATATAATACTGTAGAGGGAAAGAAGCAATGCAAATATTGTCAGGCTATGTTTGAAGCTAAAAAGAAAAAGACAGAAAAGTGGATGCAAGATGCTGTTCCTGAAAAGAATAAAGGTAAGCTTCATAAGAAGTTAGGCATTCCAGAAGACGAAACCATACCTAAATCAAGAATTAAGGAAGAAATAAAGAAGCTAGAAGCAAAGAAAGAAAAGAGCAAAGATGGAAAATTCTCTAAAGAAGATTTGAAGTTCTTTAGGGAATTACAGTTTGCTTTAAGGGCAAAGAACATCAAAGAATCTCAAATGCAATATACTATAATTGATGGTTATAACGAGAAAGACATTATTGAAGAAGGTTCGTATTACTACCAGAAAACCAAAACTCCAGCTAAAATGCCACACAAAAACCTAGAAGAAAAGTATTATTTAATAGATGCACCAGAGTCAGAATGGGGGTTTGTTGTAAGGACTGAAAATCCAAAGAATGATGCTATATTTGAATTTAATAGTTCTGTTGAATTAGCCAAATTCATTAATCACACAGTATTTGATGATAAGGACGAACCTGGGGCATTACTAATAGCTAAACAGCTTGCTGATGAATACTTTGAACACTACGGTCCAGTAATGTATTCTTATGATGACAAACAATAATTAAGGAGAGATAGATGCCTCTAACATATGAACTTTTACAAAAATGTTCGCAATATCCAAACAATCAGGTTTTAGTATCTGATTATAGGATTTTAGTTAGGGATAACCTGAAGAACATCCTTCACAAATTACCTGTTCTAGATAGGCGGGTGATTAAAAGCGATGGTGAATTCTTTTTTACTCTTAACTTGTCAAATTCCAACCAAACATATTACAATATAGATAAGTCTGTTTGCGGTTTTTCTGGTGACACTTCTGCTGATGATGTTGATTTCGTATACATTGAAACATCAGCACCTATCCTAGTAAAATTTGGAGACACAGACGATACAACTAGAAATATCAATAATGGTAGCGTATTTGATGTAAATAGCTTCTTTGTATTAAAGACAAATTATCCTTCAACTATTACAGCAGTAGAAGGTTTTGACCAAAGAATACTTCCATTTTCAGTAGCTTTACAAAAAGGTGTATCTGGTGCAACAGTCATAATATATCTATGTAAATTTGACTGTTAAGAGGATATTATGAAAAGAAAGTATTACAAAGACGGATATAACAAGTATTTAGCTGACTTGCGTAATGCCGATAGAAGAGATGGCAAAACAAACGCATTGATAGCTGAATATATTCAAACTAAAGAAGCCACTAATTGGTCTGATGAATATTTATCTGATTGGTTCGATGTTCTTAAGCAAATATATGATTATTATAGACTTATTACACCTGTTTCAGACAAAGAGATGATAATAAACGCACAAGATTTTGGGTATAAAGAAGATGAAGCAGAAGAATTCCTAAAGCATTTTCTAGCAATAAAGAAAGAAAGAATTTCTTTATACAAGAAAGAAAAATTACGAAACTATATGTTAATGGGAGATTAAGATGCCTATTTCATTTAACAACTCTGAACAGAAGGCTGAATGGGGTTCACTATATCCAACTGTATTAGAAGCCACCCCAAAAATTAAAGATATAGCACAAGAAGAACTTTTTTCCGCTTGTAAACTATTTTATAATGGTAATATACCTTTATTTTTCAGAGATTTAATGATTATATGCGAGGAAATGGAAGAAGCAGAAGAAGAAGGAGAAGATTATAAAAGTGCTTTGCTATTCAAACTTTGGGTAGCGGATGCAACTAAACTACTTAATATAAAAACAGATTTATGTTATTAGGGAGATTAAGATGTTACTTTCGTGGATTTTAGACGAAGAAGGGAATTTCATCAAGTTGGACTAATATGCTAGAACAACAATATTTGTCTAAAGAAGACTGTCAAACACTACTGAAGTTTCTTAAGAACTTAAAGAAGTTTGCGACAGAAGTGTTGAAAGATAACGATATTCCCAAAACTATTAAAAATGAGTTTGCTGAATTTGATGCCGAAATTATTGATTCATACACGGAAGTTGTTGAATTTATTAGCAAATTTGACACAGAGGCAATAAGGGAATTACTAGAAGGGTTTTGTTTAGTATTTGATATTTATAAGAAATTCTTGATTAAATACAAATTGAAGTTTCAGAAGTATGGCATAGACCAGCACATAACAGAAGTAGAAGATAGCCTTCATATAGTAAAAAAGGCTTTAAGTAAGGAGATATAAAATGGGAGTGACTACTTGTAATCAATGCTTAACTAGAGGTGAGAAAGAATTTAGTCTTAATGGACAAGTTCAAACAATCACTACTCTTAAAGAAATTTTAAGACAACTCCCTGTAAGCCTTGAAGGAAAAATATCAAATAATAGAATGTTGGTCTATCAAAAGACACTAACGCCAACTTCTAGTTCTGCTATATTTCCATTTGAAGCATCTACTCAATTTTGCTTTACTTGTGCGAACAATACTTATAACCTAGTAGAACAGCCAACATTAAATACATATCAACCTAATTTTATGTATATTATGACAGATGCACCTGTTCTTGCTTATTTTGGCTATGTAGATATTAGTGGAACTCCATTTGTAACTCCTGGTGCTTCTGCCACTCCATTAGACCCACAACCTAAAAACATCAATGGTGGTCTTATTATCAATGGGTATTTCTTGATAAATACCTATAATGTTAATAAGAAGGTAGCACCTACTACAACGGCAGAATTATCAGCTTGGACTTATTCCACTAACTATGGTGGGGCTTCCGGGTCTTGGTCAGATTCAACAGGTTATAGTGATGCATCTATCCTTTTCCCCTTAAAAATCATGAAGTTAGATGCGGTAGATGTGTCTTCTGTGATGGTTTTTGCCTGCCAAATAGTCTAAACAACTTACCCCTACCAAAAACTTATATTTAATTCTATACACTATTTTTGTGTATAGTTGTTTTATGAAGTGTATAAAGGATAGATTTAGCAGTTCAACCGAAACTTATTTTAAGGAGGTTTTTATGAAGAGTGATTATGTTAATCTTGGTGATGTATTCGTTGAGAAGGCTGTGAAGACCACAGAACTCTCTAAAAAGGATGTGCAGGGATTTGTTCAGGCTTTTGCTGAAACAATTAATGAATCTCTACAGAAGGGTGAAGAAGTTTCCCTTGTTAATTTTGGAAGGTTTTATCCCAAAATGACAGCACCTAGAAAGGTAAAGACTATTTTTACCGAAGGCAAGGAAATTGTATCTAAACCCAAGAAGATGTTCAAGTTTGTCGTATCAAGCTTGTTCAGAAAAGGTATTATAGGTTAAGGAGGACACTATGTATCAGAAAGACTTGATTAAGAAGATTAGTGAAAAGACAGGTATGACCCAGAAGGATTGTGAAACTCTGTTTGAGGCTCTTAAGGACACTATTGCTGAAAACCTTAAGGAAACCACAGCCAGCACTACACCAAAGAAGTTTTATATTTCCAATTTTGGGGTTTTTGAACTTAAGACTAGGAAGTTTGGTAAGGCTGGAAACGCAAAGGACAAGACTGTAAAGTGGAAGCCTTTTAAGAGGAATGTAAAGTGAGTAGGAATATACTTTATACCATTAATCAATATGATTACTATGATTCCCCTGTTGCTGAAAGGGATTATGGTGCGGAAAACTTGGAATCAGAAAAGGAGTATGATATGTTTGTTAAGGATATTACGATAGCTAAAGTTACGAATGGGTTTGTATTGAACACTACTTTGGAAATGACTGAAGAAGAGTACAAGAAAGCCAAGGCAGAAGCAAAGAAAGCTGGAGATACTTGTGGTTGTATAGGCCCACAGAAGTCAGAAATTTCAGTTTTCACCACTCTTGATGATGTGATTATTCATCTAAAGGAAACTTGGGGAAAGTAATGGCTTTGATTGTAGGCGACAATGTTTATGTAATTCGTCAGTTCAATATGTATACACATCAGCTAGTAACTGAACAGAATAAAGGGGATAGTGGCAAGAAAATATGGGTCACATCCCCTCATAAAGAGCGTATCATAGTAGTTAATGGTAATACTTATAAAACTACAGTCAGCGACCCAGATTTTTTAGAAGAGCGCAATGTATTTCCAATAACTATGTGGGAACAATGTGCGGCGGAATGTTTGAAGCGAAACAAACGAATAAGTAAGAAAATGTCATAGGAGAACGAAATGCCTACTGAACAAGAATTGAAAAATAAAATTGTAAATTCTGTGTATAACAAGCTACTGAAAATTCCAGCAATCAACACAGAGTTAATTCATTACAACGAAGAAGAACCACCTGTGCAGGGTTATGTTCCTGTTATTCCTGATTTAGATAGGATTTTAGGTGGCGGTATTCCTATAGGTAGAATTGGTGAAATCTTTGGTAAGAACGCTGCGGGTAAGTCAACACTAGGGTATCATATAGCTAGTGCATTTATCAAGAATGGTGGATATGTTGTTTCAATAGACACGGAACACTCTTGGGACCAAGCTAGGGCGGAGAGTATTGGGGTTAATAGAGAAGGTGTTATTCTTACCGAAGCAAACACAGTAGAAGAAGTATTCAAAATGATTCAGACTATTATAAAGTCTCAAAAGGATATGGGTCCTGATGCCCCTCCTTGTTTAATCATTGTTGATACCATTGCAGCCTCTCCCACACAGGCAGAATTTAATGCTATGCAGAACCAAGCAGTATTCCAGGATATGGGAAGCAAAGCAAAGCTATTGAGTTCTTGGATGCGCCAGCTTCCTAGGAGTATTGGTGAGTGTAATATTTCATTAGTGTTCGTTAATCAGGTAAGACAGATACTTGGTGCATTACCCTTCCAGGAACAGTTTACAACTACTGGTGGTGAGGCTATTAAGTTCTACTCAACTTGGAGATTGAAAGTTTCTCAAATTTCAAAACTAAAGTCTGGTGATGTTTATTATGGGCAGAAGGTAAGGATTGAAACGGTTAAATGTAAGACCACAGCACCTTACCAGAAGATAGAACTTGACCTTCTTTATGATACTGGAACATTTGATAGCATTAATTCAGTCATTGAAGTATTGAAGAAGGAAAAGTTGATTAAGAAGACAGCCAAAGGTATTAAGGTTACGGAAACTCTTGTGGCTCAAGGATTTGCGGAACTATACGAATCCGAAGATTTATTCAAAGAGTTTCTAATTGAAAAGAAAGAACTTGTTGACCAAATTTTAGGTACATTAGCTACCGAAGAAGAGGCAACAGGCGAAAAAGAATAATTAGCAAAATCCTTACTGAAAGGAGGGTGATGCTTATTGAACCAGAAAATGAATGACAGCTTATTGTTCACACATACTATATGCCAGAAAAAGAAAAGTATTTTAATGACCCTTATTTTACAGAACTGTGGACAAGGTATTTTGTAGTTGCTGATGAAATTGAAAAGCAAAAGGTTAGAGATGAAATAGTCATAGAATCTGGAAAGATTGCTTTGGCTGTAATAAATACATTCAAACTCTATCGTTTCTGCGATACGGATGAATTGATGCAAGAAGCCTACTTTAAAGTATTGAGGGACTTTGAATTATTCAACCCTACAATAGAGAAAAAGAATAAGGCTTCTGCATTCATATTCTTGACCACTATTATTAAAAACCATTTACTAGCTCACATTTATAGGTTAAGGCGTATTGGTGCTTTAATTTATAACGAAACTTCTAACGAGTATAATGTAGAAACCTTGTTAGATAGTCTTCAAGATGTGAAGGGTAACATATTAGTAGAAGAATTTTTGAATTCTGAACATGCTGATATGGATAAGGTTTTTTCTAAAGAAGTTGAAGTATTGAGGAATTTCTTTGTTTCTTCGTCATTAAGCGAAGACTATGTTTCTGTCTTATGTAAAGATGATATAGGTTTAGATATATTGGATTGTATAAAACTATTGTCCAATATCAACCAAAAGAAGAAGGGCTTGAAAACAGTTAAGGAGTGTATGAAGAAAAAGGGGTATAGAGAGAAAGACATTTATGCCTATGTGAAGAAAGTTAAAAATATCGTATCAAAAACTTCAATAGAACATAAAGTAAGGGATGAAAATGCCGATAGATAACGGAATAGCCACAAACATAGTAAAACTTGCAAATGCTTGGGATAAGGCACAATCTATATCCACAAAGATTGAGAGCCAAATAGCTGACACCAACAAACAGAATTTCAATATTGATTTAAGTGGTGTTCAGATAAGTGTTGTAGATAAATTCCCTGCCATTGTCAATAATGAGATTAGCAGAGAATCTATGTTAAAGTATCTACAAAGTACAGTTCAAGCAATAGAACACGATAAGCAAGTAATAATAACATTACACCAAGCCTTTTCAAGCCAGCAAGGATATATCAATGAGTTTGGCATTATGGCAGTATCACAACTACTAAACAATCTAATTAACTTGGACAAAGAGTTGGTAAAAATGAGTAAGATTGTTTCTGATGTATTATTGAATTGGGAACAAATAGATTTCAATAAAAGCACTATGGGTGAAGCAATAGACGAACATGCAGCCATATCTTCTAGTAGTTCAGATGGTTTAAATAATATGACTTTTGAGGACGATATAGACGATGAGACTATTTAAGAAAAAAAGTGCGCAACAATCTCAAAAAGAATATTTATATAACCCCGACCCTATGCCCTGGCAACCTAATTTTTCTACTTGGTCGCCAGAAAAGAAAAAAGAAGAATATCAAAAATGTAAACAAAACCCCATATATTGGGCCAAGACATATGGGGTCATACAACATCCACACAAAGGCAAATTACCTTTTAAGCTATTTCCATTCCAAGAGATAATCCTTAAAAGTTTCTTTAAAGTTGACAATCTAGTAGTCAATAAGTCTAGGCAGATGGGTATTTCAACCCTGATAGCTGGATTTAGTTTCTGGCTTGCTTGTTTCTATAACGATAAAAACATCTTAATTATTGCTACTAAAGGGGAAGTGGCAAAGAATATCATTAAGAAAGTTAAGATATTCTATCAATTTGCCCCTAAATGGTTGAAGCCACAGATAGTTTCTTGGAATGTGTTTTCTATCACATTCTCAAATGGTTCTATGATTAAGGCTTCTACAACCACTATTGATGCTGCTAGGTCTGAAGCATTGTCATTGTTAATCATAGACGAAGCAGCTCACATCTCAAAACTTAATGAGATTTGGACGGCAGCTTTCCCAACACTCTCTACTGGAGGGAAGGCCATTATGCTTTCGTCACCTAATGGGGCATCAGGGTTCTTCTATGAGTTATGTAGGGATGCTAGCAAGCAAGTAGAACTTCCAGAAGACCCAAAATCTACTGATACAACTTTAAGGTTCAAAACTCTAGGCGAAGAAAAGGGTGAAGCACAAACCAATTTCACATTGATAACTTTGCCTTGGCAGTATCACCCAGAGCGAGATGAAATTTGGTATAAGAAGACTTGTGAACAAGCCAAGTATGATTGGAGAAAGATATCTCAAGAATATCTTTGTTCATTTGAAGGTTCTGGAAAGAAAGTAGTTGAACCCAAAATACTTGTTCAATTAAAAGAACATTTCATAAAGTCGGAAATACTTGATACAAAAGAAGATATATTAAACAACATACTTTCTATGTATTCAGAAGCGTTAAAAGAATACCTAAAGATTGATGGTGATACTCTTGAAGGTGAAAAAGAACGACTAAAAGTTTTAATGAAAGAATCAGTAAAGTTCTTTGAGTTGCCTAGTGTTAAGACTATGGTAGCTGGTATTGATGTGGCTTCGGGTGGTGGTTCTGACTTCTCTACTGTGGTTTTAGGTGATTTACAGAAATCAGTTGCTTGCACAGTTCAAATTAAAACTGACACTAAAACCTTCTCAATTATACTATTCTTGTTAGCTTCATATTATAACCACGCACATCTATTCATAGAATCAAACTCCTATGGTAATGATGTTTTAATAAGACTAACTGATGATTATTACTATGAAAATGTGAAGAAAGATGACAAGGGTAATTTTGGTTTCTTTACCCATAGAAACAACAGACATTTATTGATTTCAGATTTCATAGCTTCAATGAATTACCCTGACATAACACAAAAGCCAAAGTTTCACGACTCTAGGATATACTCCGAACTAGAGAACTTTGTATGGAAAAATGGAAAAGCACAGGCTGATAGTGATTGTAATGATGATTTCATTATAGCTTTTGCCCTTTACATTTTTGGGGTAAAGAGTTTTGGTGATGAACCTGGTGATATGGTATTAGTTCCTATTCGTGGAGACTCTACTTTTAATGCTGGTGAAGAAGCAAACAAACACGCCATAGTAAATTGGCAAGAAGTTGTTGATAAACATAACTTATTGAATGTGAATATCAAAGACTTAAAGGACGATTTTGATACTGAATATTTAGCTTTTGTTAATGCTATGCCAGATGCTGCTAGGGAACAAATGGAACAATACAGAGAAATGGGTATTGCTGTAAAGTCAATTGAAGAAGTGGTTTTAGAAAAACTACTTCGCAAAAAGAATATAATCAAATAGAGGTGTTAGATGGCTAAATTTAAGCTACCGCTATTCTCAAATTTTCTTGACGCTTTTTCCAAAGTAGAAGTAGGAACAACTATTGGAAATATGCGTTACACTCGTAGGAATTCAGAACTTCTTAACTATGACCTTGGTGGTGGTAAGTCAGGTAAAGAACAATTACTTACATTATATCAGTTGGTTCAAGATAGAAATTCTGTTCCTCTTACTGATATGCAGGTTTATACCTTTGCCACTCTTAATGTTCATAGAAAAGTAAGGTATCACTTGTATGACCTTATGGAAGACTGGCACCCTGAAATAGCTAGTGTTCTTGATACTATAGCTGATGAAGTTTGTATCAGAGGTTTTAACAATGAAGTGTTCCAAGTAGAAGTAAAACTACTTTCTGATACTGACCCTTCTGAAAGTGAAAAGATTGAAATGCAGTTGTTTGAATCCTATTTGAATGATTTGTTTTTCAATAGGTTAAACATCTCTAAAAAGATGTGGTCTTGGGCTAGAAACCTTGCCAAGTATGGTGATTGGTTTGTAGAACCCGTCCTTGATAAGAAGGGTGTTGTAGATACAAAGATGTTCTATGATATGGACCAGATTTATAAGGTTGATGACAACTTCTCATTGCCTTATTATGTCTATGTAGTAACCCCTAAACAGTCAGGTGAAGTTCCTACTGTTGCTAGGGATTATGGTTCACAGATACTTTGGCAACCTTCTACAATTTCATATTTTATTCCTTCAAATCCTGATAGCTATATCGTATATTTTGATGGTGAACTTATCCATTTCAAGCTAGATAATAAGTTGACCTATCACCCTTATGGAACTTCTCACCTTGATAGTATCAGACAGACTTGGGAAATCTTGAAGAGGGTTGAAGATGCTATGATGGTGTATCGTATGGTTAGAGCACCTTCAAGAAAAATCTTCTATGTCAATGTTGGTAATCTTCCTCCGTCAAAGGTATGGGAGAGAATTGAGCAGATTAAACAAATCTTAAAGAGACAGGCTTCATCTAACACTTGGATTGTTGGTGGTGGAACAAACTTCAGTTCAATAGAAGATGTTGATAAGTCCTTTAGGTTCATTGGTGTAGACGAAGACTATTACATTCCTCAACTTGGAGATAAGAAGCAAGTTGAAGTTGATGAGTTGAGAGAGGCTTGCTTACCTCTTGACGCAGAACTTTATATCCACAATGTAGGGAAAGTAACATTACAGAATGTTATTGACAAGTTCCATGCTGGCGATAAAATGAAAGTCTATTCAGTTAATCCTAGCAACGGACAACTTTCATTAGGTGATATTTCTTTTGCTGATGTAACCCGTGTAAATGCTGATATTGTTAAGATTACATTTGAAAATGGCAAAGAAATAATCTGTACACCAGACCATAAATTCCCTGTATATGGGAAGGGTAAAACTGAAGCAAAAGACCTCAAACCTAATGACCCTATTTTCAGCATTATAACCAACGATGATATTTACAAGCAGACAAAAATAATTCATACCGAAGAAACCGCACCAGATTATTATGAGCCTACTGATAAACTAGAAGTGCTACCTCAATTAACTATCAATATTACAAAGGTGGTTAAAGTAGAGCCTTTAGAAGAAAAGATAGCAGTTGGAACTATAACTGTTGATGGTAAAGAGTATAACCACGATAACCATACTTTCCTACTTGGTAATGGCATATTTACCTTTAACTCTAACCTTGATAAGATTGCTGACGTTGAATACTTCCATAAGAAAATGTATGCTGGAATGAGAGTTCCCAAGGCATATTTGGCTTATGATACTGAAATCAACAGAGCTACTCTTGTTCAACAGGACACTAGGTTTGCTAAAGTTGTTACTAGATTCCAAGAAGCATTGTCAGAAGGCTGTGAAAAGATTAGCTATTTGCACCTTTATTCATTACTTGGAATTAATAATCCTAGTCAAGAAAAATTGACACAATTAAAACAAAAACTTGATAAATATAAGATAGGTTTCAAGTGGACTTCTGCTTCGTTTATTGAAGAAAATGCTAGACTTGAAGGCTTAAAGACAAAAGCGGAAACAGCCAAGATAATGAAGGAAGTTTTTGGTCCTTCAGCTTATCCGTATATTGTTAAAAACATATTCAATTTAACACAAGCCGAAGAAGAATTGTTGATGGCAAAGAAAGAAAAGAAAGGTGATATTACAGCCCAAGCCCAACCTACAGATTTAGGAGGAGGTATGGGTGATATGGGTGGTGATTTCGGGGCTTCAGAAGAACCTTCCTTTGAACCCACTGGCGGAGAACAAGGTATGGGTATGGAAACAGCACCTATGGAAACAGCCCCAGCAACAGAAATGGCCCCTGCACCTCCAGCAGAAATGGGTGGTGGTGAAATGGGTATGCCTAGTGAAGCCATTAGAAGAAGAAAAGATGACAGGACTTTATTGAAAGAATCTATGAATGCAACAACACAGCACAAACAATTCCTTAACTTTATGTACTATAAGACTTTATACTTGAATAAGCTATGTTCTCCTAAATCAAAAGGTCTTATAACAGAAGCACAGGAAAGCACAGACCCAGTGGATTTGATGCCAGAACCTTTGAAGAACCTTATGTCTAGGACTGGAAATGAACTTAAAAATGTAACAGGATTGTTTTTAATTGAATCTCAAAACCATAAAACTTCTAACAATAATAATGAATTTACCCCCCCACCCCCAGAGGATGAAGAAGAATAGGAGTCAAATGGACACTATCACACTCTACCACGCAACACCCCTTAAAATCAACGCTATTGACATCATAAGGCGAGGTTTGGACCCGAAAGGGGAGATATACATAGGTAGGAATGAACATGGCGATAAAGGGGTTACAATAACGCATAAAGAGTATTTGACTAAAGACACTTGGTTAGCAATGAAACAAGCTTGTGTTCAACCCAAAAGTTTTAGTGTTAGTTGGGAAGAATTTATAGCACACGAACCTTATGGATATATTTTTGTATTTGAGATTTCGGATGATAAAGTCAAGATGGAAAAGGGCTTACACACAATTGATGAAAACATTTATCCAACAAAGGCATATAAAATAAAAAAGCCAGACACCAAATTTCTTGAATCTATGGACGAATATGCTGACTATTTCAGAAAAAATGCTGTTCCAATCAAGATAAAACAAATCTGAACAAATAGTTCTTCCTATTTTTACCCAAAATAAAAATTCCTATGAGAATATAAACCAAAAGGAGTGTTTCCTATGGAAAATAAAAGTGTTTATGGCGACCTTAAGGATTTTTATAGCACAAAAGTTGAATACCTTTTAGAAAATTACAAAACAATTGGAAGTGACTATACAATACTTGGGTTTGACAAGGAAAAAGCATTTATTTTAAGTCATAAAAATAGTGCTATGTATCTCGTTGAAGGGACTAGCAAAGTAAATAGGCTAGACCTCAACACAGAAGAATATGATTACAGATTTAAAACTGCTGTAGATTCTTTTGTATCAGCAGTTGTTGAAGGTAAGCCCTCATTGGCTAGCTTGCGTAAGAAGGAGTTATATGAGGCTTTGAACGAGCAATTATATCTTTTCGCTTTGCCTTGTGATGGTGTAGTTCCCATTAGTGAGGCTGTTAGGAAAAGAGTATTTGATTGTTTGATGGAAAATCAGCTCTTCAAAGAATATTTAACCAAATTAGGTGGAAAAATAAAGAACAATCAGACTGTATTAATTGAAGCCATCCCCTATTTAGGGTTAAGGGCTAGGGACAAGCTGATCAAATTCTTCAGAGAACAGATAGAAATGACCTATGACCAGGCTAGAATGGCTGCCGTAGCGTTGTTAAACCTTGCTTTTGGTAAACAATACAACGAAAGCCTAAACGCCAAGAATTTATATCGCTCAATCAATAGTGTTTTACCTCCTAGTAAGTCAAGAGAATTGACTTATTTTATTTTAGAGACGGCCGGAAGAGCTTTACTAAATGAGTTTAAAGTTCAGCCAAATCTATCTGGCTCAAAAGTTACACCTATTAAAGCCATAAAAGGAGATAAGTTAATTGTTGAACCTACTGATGAAGGTAAAATACTAGACCATCAGGGTAATGTATTAAAGTCTGGAACTTATGATGTTATTGAAGCTACCGATAAGGGTGCTATAGTATCTGGTGGTGGCAAGAAATATGAAGGCGTTCTAATGCGTGAAGCAAAGACATATTTTAAAGAAGCTGTTTCACAAGACGAATTACCTATAGATGAAGAAGATGGTAAGACGGAAATTATACCAGATGAATCTCCAACAATGACAAACGAGGAAGAATTACAAAATGCTTTATCAATATTAAAGAGTGTTTTTAAGGATGAAGTTTCTGAATTAAGTTTGTCAGCAGATGAAACCTTTGAAGAAAATGAAAAAGGCTTTAAGAAATTGATGAGTAGCATAACTAACCTTGAAAAGTATTTGGAAGACTTACATGCAGAAGCAGAAATTACAGAGACAGATGAAGCAACAGAAGAAACTGAAGAAGAGGAATTCCCTGATATAGAACAACCAGAAAAAAAGAAAGCACCTGATGTTGACATAAATGATATTTTAGACGAAGAAGAACCTGATGCTGGTAAAGAAGAACCTAAAGACAATAAGCAACAAAATATAGAAGATATTTTAAATGATATTCCAGTTACATCTGATGAAAATGAAGCCCCTCCTATTGAAGAAGCCATTGGGGAACCTGGCGATAATGCAGACAAAGCCCCAGCCTATCCTAGTATGGAAGATGAAGAAGTTGGTGTTCCAGCAGAAGCCCCAGCATATCCAGAAGAAGGCGAAGATGCATTTGCGGTAGATGATGTTCCTGCCGAAGCACCAGCCTATGATGATAGTTTTGCCGAAGAACCCAAGACTATTACTCTTGGAGATGCCTTTATCTTTGAATCTGACGATGACATTAAAGACATCAAAGGCGTAAAACTTGCACCAGAAGAAGTTTATACTGTTGTTTCTATAGACGAAGATAACAACGAATGTGCCTTGGCAAACGAAAAGGGTGTAAAGTCTGTTGTGAGTGTTGATTCGTTGAAAGAGTACAACAACTATTTCTCTCCTGTTAAGTCTTTGTCTGAAGGAACTATACTTGAAGTTGTAGATGAAAACATATTAGACGATGATGGACAAGTAATCCCTATTGGTGAGTATGAACTAGTTTCTCTTGACCAAGAAGCAAATATAGCAAAGATTTCTGATATGTCAACTAATAGACTTCACACACTAGACCTTAACAATCTTGGAAGTATGGGTGTTGTTAAAACCCCAGAAACAGATGCCGCTGAACCTGCCTCTGAAGAAGGAATTGAAAGTACAGAAGATGTAGACGAATTGGCAGAACCAGAAAAAACAGAATATCCTGAAGAAGCATACGATGAAGTAGCCTCTTCAATAGCACAAGTAGTGGACGACACACCTGCACCGGAAGCGAATGTAGAATCTGATGATGACAAAGTTGAAATAACTATTAAAATTCCTTCTGACCAAATAGAAGGAACAAAAGTAGAAGACTTGTTATTTGGCTTAACTAACAAAACTAATCCTGGTGTAGACAACCCCGATGAAAATTACAATAAATTATATGGTAATTCTTCCCCACACGGAGAAGATTTAGATGAGGTTATGACAAGTAGAATCCCACCTCAAGTACTACAAGGTGAGGACAAAGAAGTGCTAGACCTCTATAAGCAACTCTTATCAGTAGAAGATGAAATAAATGCGTATGTTGAAAAGAACAAAGATGTATACCAGTTAAAGCAAGAAGCCGATAAGTATATAGCTTTGCTTGATAAGTTGAAGGAACAGCTTACTTCTAAACCTTCTGATGGTGTTAAAAAAGATGTTAAGGATTTCATTGAAACATTGAAAGATGAAAGCGATGAATTAGTAGATGAAGAAAACCCCGCACCCGCACCTAGCATAGATTTAGAGGATAAAGAGCCTAATGTTTAATTTATTTGGTTCTAAAGAAAAACCAGATTTAAAGGTAATGAAAACATTTGATGTTGAGTTTCAAGTTAGGATATTATTGGTTGTTTATTATAGGAATCCAGAGTTTAATTTGAAACTAGAATTTAAACCAGAAGACTACTATTCTAATGCGTCTTCATTGGATAATTATTTCCCATTAAAAACCACATTTAAGGCGTTTGGAAAATTGGGGGATAATGTTTTAGAGGGTACAACAGGTATTATAGTTGAAGCTACAGATGAAAAAGAAGCAATAAAAAAAGCTAAAACGGCACTTAATATGGCCAAATGTTGGTATGCATCTTTTGGTGATGAAAATAAAAATATACATGCTAGTTTAAATAATGTAGAATTTTCCTTAAACTACGTAAAGGAAAGGAAATAAAATGTCAAGAACAAAAGTAATATCAGAACTATTAACAGAAGCAGAAACTATTAAGAATTCTACCTTACCTTTACATATAAAAAAGGAAAAGATAGAAAAAATATTATTTGAAATAGCCCAAGATGGATACAAAAAGGAACTTGTAGAAACTTTTTGTGCTTTATTGTGTTCTAAAATAAGGAAAGATTCAGATTATATCAACGAGGCTCTTACAGAACTTACTGCCCAAGTGGATTTAAGTGATATTATTGACCTAGTTTATGAGCGTGGAGTGTTAAGAGAATTAAGGAACATATAAGGAGCAACTATGTCAATAGAACAGTCTAAACGTTCACTTTTGTATGAAGTATTAGTTCTTGAGCAATCAACCAAGAAAGATGGTGTAATGCTCTTGAATGGGGTATTTCAAAAAGCAAATGAACCTAATGGTAATAAGAGAATTTATATGCTTGAATCTTTACAGAGGGAAACAGAAAGACTTTTGCCTGTATGTAAAAATAGGGCTTTGATTGGAGAATTGGACCACCCTATGACTTCAGACCCGGAAGAAGGAACTTTGCTACATATGTCTAATGCCTCCCATGTTATTGTTGATTTGAATATGAAAGACACTTATATGTATGGAACATTGGAAGTTCTCAATACTCCTAAAGGTATTATAGCACAGGAGTTTATCAACAAAAAGGTAAAGGTTGGTGTTTCTAGCAGAGCATTAGGAACTTTAACTGAATTGGGTAATGGTTTCTTAAAGGTTGGCGATGACTTGGAAATCGTTACCTGGGATATGGTTGTTGGGCCTTCTGTTTCAGAATCAGAACTTTCTACTTCAAAGGTATTACATGAGTGGAAGGTAATTACAGAAGCGTTAAGAAAGAAACTTATTACTGAAATTGAAAAGAAAGATATGGTTGAACCAGTCACAGCAGTTATCAAAGAAGATAAATATGACCCAGAGTATGTTAGGTCTATAATTAGAAAAGAATTAAGGAATTTTTAATGGACACACCCAAAACAGCCAAATTTTCAATTGGAGATGTGGTTACTCTAAATGATGTACAAATGGTTGTTATAGATGTAACTTATACAACAAAAACTTATGAAGGGAAAGAAGTACAATTAAAACACCCAGATTATACATTGTTAGACAATGAAGGAAATCATTGGTCTCATATACCAGAACGCCATATAAATTATGAAGAACAGAAAAAAGAAAGATTGTATAATCTTAATAATCTTACCTACACAAAAGAAGCTTTTATCTCTTTCTTTTCTGTGTTTGCTAGAGATTTTTACAATTTTATGAAAGGAAGAGTTGGGGATAAAGTAATAGAAAAAGAGGGGGAAAAAGCATTAAATTCTCTTATTCTTTTAGCTAGAAATTTATTAGGGGGGTTATTAGTCCCTAAAGTAATGGAAAATTGGCTTAATAAGTTAATTGTTGCCACAGTTAATAATATTATAGCTGGTGATACCAAAACAGAAGAAGAAATAGGATTAACATATTCTATGTTGTATAGAAGTTGGATTTTTCATAATAGAATTAATAAACTTTCACAAGAGGTATTACAATCAGAAGACTTTGATAAAGAGGTTTTAGCTTATAGTAAAAAAGCTTTGCAACAAGAAAAAGCAGATAGAGATTTTGTCAAAACTATTAGCAAAACTTTAGTTGTTAAAGAAACCAAAGCACCAACAGCAAATAAAGGAGAGTATGGAATGAACAAATATGCGGTTATGGCTAATATAAGTATGCAATGGACTACCTCAATAGCTAAAGAAGATTTGTATGTAACGGCAAGTTCTGATTTCTTGGCTTATGAAATGGAGGACATTGAATTAGCACCAGAACACAAAGAACTGCATATTGAGGGTGGTGAAAATATAGGTTATGATAGACCCCCTATCATAAATTGCGATGATACAACTATGGTTAAAGTTCTTGTAACTGCTGATGATGAAGAAGAAGCCAAAGCAAAAGTGAAGGATTATTTAGAAGATGTAACAAATTGGGATGCTACGATAGACGACGGAGACGATGCTTTTGACCTTGATGAAGTTTCAATAGAAGTTACTATTGTTGATGTAGACCCTATAGACCAGCAAGCACCTCCAGCACCCAAAGAAGACGAAGAGATACCAGAAAGTGAAACAGAAGAACTTAAAGAACCTGTTAGAGAGGCTTTAAGAGTTACAAAGAAACTTGTACCAGTAGAAATAGATGAAGCCAAAAAGAAAAAGAAACCGTTTAAGAAGGAAGACAAGAAAGCTTCCCCAAAGTATTGTCCTAAATGTAATAGTGAAGTTAAGTGGAGTTTTAAGACTGGTGGAAAGCCTGGGTTCTATTGCTCAAAATGTAAAAAGACATTTGATAAGAGTAAATTAAATGATAAGAAAGAAGAAGAAATCAAAGAAACCAATAGACCATCACAAAAGCGTCCTATTATAACTAGTGATAAGAACAAACCAGTTAAGATACAAAAGGATTCTATAAACGAAGCAAGAGAGTCTTTTATTAACCACTTTAAAAAGGATAAATAATGGCTGTAGACCTTAAAAGAGAAAGGGAATTAGCACAATCTTTTTATACTTTTGCAACTGGAAAGATTGCTACTGTTCTTCTATTAAAAGAACGAGAGGAACAGAAAAATGTTTATTCTTTTCTTTTAAAGCAAGTGATATACCAATTATTTACCGTAAGTTTTTGGGACCATTTGTTTGGTAAAGTCCTTGCTAGATGTCTTTGGCTAATAATTGCTGGACACACTAATGTTGAAAGAATGGTAGGATACACCTACAATGGATTGCTTGGTGATTGGGTAAAGAAGGAAAAGATAAATGGACAAGAAGATGTTGAGTTCATAAAGTCAGATGCGTTTGATAGTGCGGTTATTTGGAAATGTAGAATGATTATGTCCCAGGATTTAGAAGGAAAACATAAAGGTACTTACGAAACCATAAACGCTGGTATAAGGAAGATGGACAATGAGACTAACGCCTAAACAGTTCATAGATGAAGGTTTAAGACAATTTCCTGATTCTAAACTTGTTGCAGAAACAGAGAATTATTATTTTGTAAATCTTGAGGATATGGAAGCGTCTATTTATTACAGTCAAAACGAGATACGCTTTCTTGAATATTGCGAATTAACTCCTCATATATGGTGTACAGCAACTCCAGATAAGAAAGAAAACCATTTCTATCATTATAAGAAGCCTTGGGTAATGTTTTTGTTTGTTCAAAATAAACACGATTTGTATGATGTAGAAGTAATACTAATCAATTTAAAACAGAAATACGGAAACCCTTTACAATATGTGACAGTAGATAATTACCACCACCCTTTAACCTCTGCTAGAAAAGAGTATTTCCAAGTAGCAAAGAAATTGTGGGAAGAAAATATGATGGTTGATTGGGTGGAAAGCGAAGACAATATTTTTGAAAGTAGAAGGACAAAGACTATGAACAGACAGAGCTTAAACGAACAAGTATTTGATTCTAGTAAAGCTGCCAATAGAATATCTGGCAGAAGTTTTCCTTCTTATGAGGAGTTTAAGAAATTTGTTGATGAAAATAAGCTTACAAATGTTTGGAATATAGATTCTAAAACTTGGGAAGACTGGCAAAAGACTGGTTATACGGCTTGGGTTTATGCTAAAATAGTAGATTATAATGTTGACGATGTATTTTTTGTATTGAAAAATGATAACAATATTGTTTCTATATTAGACACAAAAGGCGAACCTGTAACATTAGAAAGCTACAACAGTATTATGACTTTAATGCCTATAACAGAAGCAAAAGCAACCCCACCATATAAATTTCAACAAAAGGTATATTCTAAAACAGAATCGCATTTAAAAGATATGGAAGGAAAGCCCATTTTTATTGGTGCGTCTGTTGCTATTGATTCTTTTGATGGTGAAGAAGGCGAAGTAAAAGAACTTACTGATGATGAAGTTGTTGTATTTTGTCCAGCATTTTCAAACACTTTCCTATTCCTACCAGAAGAATTGTTAGTTGTTGGTAATGTTAAAGACCTTACTATTGACAAAGAACACTTAAAAGAATCAAATAGTATGAGAAGCGGACACACAGTAGATAAGAATGGTCACCCTATTTGCGAAGGAGACCCTATTATTTATTATTCAGATAGTGGAAAAACTTTTGATGCTTTCGTGGATTCAATTACCCCTAATGGTGATGTGCAATTAAGTATTGATGATGCTGACGGTAAAACCATTAAGACTAAAGTTGTTTCTAGAAAAAAGATTATTGCTAATTATAGAAGGAAAGACAAGAAACTGGAAGAATGTGATTTAAGAGAATCACAGCAATTAAATGAAGCTAGGACTTATTCTGAAATTGAAGAAGAAGCTATTGCTAAATACCCCGACCCAGATGAAGCTACAATAAGAGATATGGTTAATAGAAGATTAGAAAGACGTGGCGAATTTGGAAACAAAGAAGATGATTTAATGGATAATGACTATACAACAGCTATGATTAAGGCTTGGAGGGCAACAAACGCAGCTAGGGATGCCTATATTAATAGAATGCAAAAAACAACAAAAGTAGTTCCTTTTGCCCTTCCTTCTGATAAGGATTTTGATTTGGCTGAAGTTGAAGCTGAAGCCCTTATTAGATACCCAGACCCAACTGAAGATGCTGTTCTATACTCACTTGAAAAGCAATACATAAAGCAGGGTTTTGAAATAGGAAACATACAAGAAGAAAAGATTGAAAGAGATTATCAAAGGTTAATGGCTCTTTCAAAGGCCGCCGCCGAAAAGAGTAGAAAAGAATATGTTGAAGCTGAATATGAAAAAAGACAATTGGAAAGAGAAAAAGCTATGGGTGGCCGTAGATTACCTTTTGAGGAAGCTAAAACTCACAGTCAATATACTTGGGATGTTTTAAGCAAACAAGATTATATAATACTATTATTTTGGTGGCTTAAATGCCTACCAGAAACATTAGCTAGTGATACCTTTGTTAAATTACATTCTGCCTATCTTTCTTTACCGCCAGAAGAGCAAAAAGAACTTGTATTAGATGTTAAAAATAAAATAGAGACTCTCGATGATATATCAGCCTATATACAACATTTAATTTCTGTAGCTCCGCCACTTCGTAAATATGAAAAAGAACTTACACAATATTTAGATAATGGAAAGCTAAAGTTACAATTGCTTGAACATATAAATGTGGCATTAGAAGCTATAAATGTTAGAGATTATTACCACCAAAAACGCAAAAAGCGTAATTTAACTGAAGAATCACAGCAATTAAATGAAGGTTTAACTCCTGAAGCTGGTTTGGCTATGTATGCCGTTCTAATCCCTATGGCTATTTATGCTATGCGTGATGTAACAAAAGATTTTGGTAAATGGGTTAATTATAGTGAATTCCAATCATATCCACCTAGCAAACAAATAGAGATTTTAGAAGAAACTTTAAGGGTATTGAAAACAGAATATACACCAGAAACTCTTGGAGAATTTTTGGATTATGTTATTGAAACAACAAAACCAAATATGGGCTACCTAAAGAAATTAGCTATGCAAATTCTAGCTAAATTTTATGGTACAGAGAAAGCGTACAAAGCTATGATAGTAACTTTGGAGGACAAGTTGACTAATTTAAGAGGCGAATACCCAATGAGACATCAGCTAAAAGAAGCCCTTGAAATAAAGTCAATACTGAATGAACAAGATGTAGAATTGGCTTATAAACATACTCTTTCTGTTATTAAGGCGTTAGCTAAAGCTGGTATTCAGAGTGATATAGAACCAGCTAAAATTGAAGAGATTTCAGAACCACCGGAACAGCCACAGCTTTCACCAGAAAAATGGGTTCATGTTTCTTTCTATCCTACCAGCAAACAGCAATTTGACGATGTGTTTCAAGCAGAGTGGGAACTAACTGAACTAGGTATTTCTTTTGATAGTGGTGCTGGTATGGGCTCAATAGATTGGGAGTTGGATTATAGCTTTGAGGTAACTAATCTAGCTAACAAAGAAGAGATGGAAGAAAAGAAAGCCATTGTAGGTGAGTATCAAAATGAAACTCGTAACCAAGGATTAGACGATATAAAGCCGAATTAAGGAGATAATATGTCTGATGACCTTTACAAATGCCCAACAGATATGAGTGAAGAAGAATGTATGCGTGAATGGAAAGAAATTAAAGCTAGGGAACAAGGCTTAATACTTGAATCTATAAAACATACAAAAGACCTATTAAAAGATTTAGAACTATTAGCTACTATGAACAATGATTTGTCTGACCCTGATTTACCAGAAGATAGGTATGAAGATATTAATGAAGATTGGAATAAATTACAAGAATTTATCTCTAGTTCATTAGATGTTATAATTGAAAACCTTACTGAACTTTTTGAGTGGGGTCAACAAGGAGAAGATGATGAAGAAGGAACATTTAGTATAGATGATGTTGAATATATGCCAGAACAATTACATAAAGAAAACAAGCAAACTATTCATGTGCCTGTGTTTGTGAAAAGGTTAAAAGAAGCTATTGCAGAGAAAGATGTTGATAAAGCTATGGAATGTTTTGCTGAAATGAGGCTTGAAATAGAGAGTAAAGTTGATTTAGGAAACAGTTATTCTCTACTTGATTACATAACACCAGCAGAATTGTCCTGGTTAAGAGAAGAAGGTTTAGCACGGAAATTAAAAGATTAGCCTATGAAATTCACAATTATTGTGTTTTATAGTGAGTGATTTTATCTTAAATAATATGGCTAATTTTAATACGATTAGATTTGATAGTAGAATATAAAAGAAAGCGTATTCGGCTTATTATAGGCCATTACCATTAGAAAAGATTTTATGGAGGCAGTAAGATGCCCGAAAACAAAGAGTTAGTAGAGATTATAAAAGAGGAAATAGAACCTGTTAAGAAAGAAATGTCCGTTCTTAAGGAACAGGCTACTAATCTGGAAAATGACAATGTGGAATTGTCTAGCAAGCTAACTTCCAAAGATAAAGAAACAAAGGCTTTGATTGAGTTAAAAGAGAGTATGGCTAGGGAAAATCAAGCTAAAACCACTCTCGTAGAAAAGTTGAAAAGGGAAGTAGAAAGCCTAAAGCTTGAAAACATTGAACTTAAGAAGCAGATTAACCCTCTCAAAAAGAACTACATAGCCCTTAAAGAGAAACACACCAAATTGCTAGAAAGACTACCTATACTGGAAAACCGCATTAAACTTGCGGAAATAGAGCTTAAGAACAAGTTGTCGGCTAGTGTGGAGAAACACCTTAAAGAGATTATACCCACCGCTTTTAGCCGTGCCCAACGCTTATTTGAGGCAAAGTTTAAACCTATTGAAACCGACCTTCTAAAAGAAATAGGTGCTTTGGTCGGTCCATATATGGCAGAAGATAGAGAAAAAATAGAAAATAAGGTAAATATATTAGAAAAAAGCCTACTTCTTGTTAAAGAACAGAGTGCAAAACAAAGTCAAATCCTTGAATCCGCATCTGTTGAAAACAAGAAACTTAAAGGGTTGCTAAAAGAGGCAAAAGATAGACTTGATAGGGCAAGCGTTGAAACGTTCAAAGCTAAATTGATGGAAAAGGCACCAACTCAAGTTAAGGCAACCCTAGAAACCAAACTCAAGAATGTTACCGACAAGGAAAAGTGCAAAACTATTTTCTTTGAAACCATTAAGCGCAACACAGCGGTTAGCAATCCTAAAATTAATCATCCCGCGGCGGAGATTAAAGTTAGTAAAACTAATGCGCAACAGATAAATAACGATTTTGATTCTGATGTCGCCCCAACCGACCCAGATATGCTTAAACTTGCAGGTATAACAGATAATTGAGAGAGCGATTAGGCAGAAATGCCCATAGCCCACAATTTTAGGGCTAATTTTAGAAAGGAGTTTTAAATGAACGCAATTAATTCTAATTTCGGACTCAACCCAGACCAGGTGAAAGCCCTGCAAAAGAAATGGGGAGAGTGGCTATCTAAACTGCCTGCCGATAAGAGGAAGAACAGCGACTTTGCAAAGGTTATGTCGGTTCTTTATGAGAACCAGCAGAAATACAATGGTCGTGGTCTCCTTAAGGAAGCAGGAGTTTCAACAACTGATGCTGGTGTGTTCCAAAAGGTAATCCTTCCCGTTGTGCATCGTGTGTACCCTAGACTTGTTGCCCCTGAACTCGTAGGTGTAACTCCTATGACTGGTCCCCATGGTGTGGCAATCTTCTTGAAGTACTACTATGAAAATGGCGACCAGATTCTGCAGCCCGGTGGAAACGAAGATTCTTACAGAGTTCTGTTTAGGGAGTGGGAACCTTCAAGCTTCTTGACCGTAACCCCTACCGTTACTAGCGGTGCTGGTTATGAACTTGAGTTTGACTTTACCTCTTCTTATGTAGAGCCAGGCGCCATGCACGGAACAGACGTTTCTTGGTATTCTTGGAACGCCAACGCCCAGCTTAAGTTCAAGGTTACAGTTACTTCTGGTAGCGATACTCTTACCGACGTAATCGTTGTTCAGAACACCGCTGACCTTCAGGCTACTGCCCCCGCATGGGCTGCTACTAGCTTGGCTGGCAACTTCACTTTCGTGACTACTACACCTACCACTTCTAGCGAAATCTACATTGACACCTATCCTACTTCTTATACGCAGGCTGGAACTGGTACTGCAAAGCTTCTGTTTAACTTCGTGTTCAATAGTGCTACTACCGTTGCAGTTCAGACTCAACCTCTCCCTGGCGTAGGAACAAACGCCGCACAGGCTATTTTCACCGAAGCAGTATTCATTGATTCAAACAACTGCCCTATTATCTCTGCAAAGGGTCTTGAATCACAGCCTCCTGCTACTCTGAAAATGAAGTTTGAAACCAAGCCTATCGAAGCAAAGACCTATAAACTCCAGGCTAGCTGGTCAATTGAAGCCAATCAGGACGTTTCTAACCTTCACGGTCAGGACCTTGAGAAGCTTCTTGCCGACCTGTTGACAAACGAACTTCTAAACGCTACTGACTACCATGTAATTTCGCAACTTATGGCTATTGCTGGTATCAAGGCGACTTGGAATAAGTTTGCTGGTATTTATCAGGGTCTTGGTGTAACTACTTCTGGTACTACTGAAATGCCCGCTTACAGAGGAACACAGCGCGACCATATGGAAACATTGCTCTATACAATGAACGATGTTGCCAATGCTATCGCTGTTAAGATTCTCCGTGGTCCTGCCAACTTTGCTGTATGCGCTCCTGATGTTGCTACCGTAATCGAATCAATCCCTGGATTTACTTCTTCTGGTAAGTCTTATATTGATTATGACATCGGTGTGAAGGAGAAGGGTACTCTCCAGAGCAAGTATAAGGTATTCGTAGACCCCAGAATGCCCAAGGGTAAGCTGTTAATGGGTTATAAGGGTAACGATGCACAGAACACTGGTTATATGTTCTGTCCTTATATTCCTGCAACTCTCGGTCCTGTAGTGTGGAACCCAACCACGTATGACCAGTCAAGGCTTGTGTTTACTAGGTTTGGAACAACCACGATGCTTGACGGTTCATATTTCTACGGGTTAATCACCATGACTGAACTTCACAAGGCAACTTCCGATTGGACTCTTCTATAACCAATCAAATCAACTTGTTTAACAACAAAGGCCTCCTTAATTGGGGGCCTTTTCTTTTAGCTAATAGAATATAAACTGTATGAACGTAAAAACTTCCGAACTATTTGACAATATCCGTGAGAGAATGTCTTATTACGACTATATTAACCTTATCTCAAAATACGAAAGTTTAAAAGATGAGATAGAGTGGGGGTATATATTATTTAGGACTATGGATAAATACTTATCTAGGTATGCTGATGTGCTTATAAATGATAATATACCTATAAATTATGACATCCAATACGGAATAAATCAATGGTCTCTTGTTAAATTGCTAATTGCTGAAATAGTTGATAATAGCAGACCTTCAATAATTTTAAAGAAAGCTATTATGAACAATGTAAGTGATTATATGCTTGAGGAAACAAGAAAGTCGTTACATGACAAAAGATATAGGGATGTATTTTATGAACTTTTATCATTAAGGGAAAACAAATGACTACTGGAGAGTTAGTCTATGCCTTAAGTTCTGGGGTTCCTAGGAAGTCTTTCTATCAATTTACTGAACTTGTAACTAAAGCAGATAAGGATGTTAAATGGGGTGAGGTATTAGCACAACTATTGAACACACATCAATACAAGTTTGCCGACCTTCTAGCTAATAGCGATTTGCCAATAAACTATAATTGCACAAATTTTAAGTGGTGTGATAGAGAATGGAATCTTGTTTCATTTCTAGTTTATGATTATGGTTTTAGAGGTTGGGACAATCTTGTTAGAAACATAATGTCTAATGTTTCAGCAAAGACTATTGATGATGCCGTGAATTATTTAAGTGGCGTCGAAGCAGATGGCTGGTTTAAAGAATTATTTGAAAGGATGGAGAAACTAGGAATACCAAGACCTCGTTAAAACTTTGTAGTTTCTTTGTCTTTGTCCTTAATCAATGTCAAAATTTCATCTAAATAATCTATAATAACCTTTTCTTGTTTATGCTGTGCGTAATCAAGGGCTAGGTTTATTTGTTTCTGTTCCTCATCTCTTCTTTCTTGTATCTTTTTACCAGCAACAAGAAGCAAATTTACTATCAATAAAGCATTATTTATTATGGTTAAAATAGTCCCTGGTCCAACCCCCAAATAAATAGCAATAAGTCCTATCAACAAAAACACTATTGCCAATTCAGACAACCAAGCTGAAAGTTTCTTATAAACAACATATTCTATTTTTTGAAACCAGTTTAGTGTCTGATAAAAGTTCTCACCTTTTAAAGCATGTTTAGCTTTAATAGCAAGAGATGGTTCTAATTTTTCTGACACATCCCCAAAATCTTCTGTGGACATTATACTTTTTTTCATAAAAGCTCCAGATGTATTGTAGTTTATATTCTTTCAAAATTTCCAATCATTTCAAGGGTTTTTCAACTACTATCATAGGTCTTACTTCAACACATTTATCTGGGTATCTTTCAAACATAACTTTTGTTGTGTTTTTCATCATAAAGAACCAATTATCGTAGAATGTTTTATCATCTAGATGTAGCCTTTCACTAAAGTTTGGGTCCATAAGTGTTACAGAAGTTACATTAGCATCTACCACAATAGAGTAGTGTGGGGCGTGTGTAAATATGGAGTGCCAACTAACTATAACAGGGTATAGCTGTTCATTAACAAGATTGCTTAACTTGTCATACTTCTTGTATTTTTGTTGTGAATTTTTTAGACCATAAGAATTTAATGCACTACATAAATCAGATACAGATAGTCCATCAATACCACAATGTATCTTCTTTAATAATTGTCTATATTGTTTAGTGTTTTCAATAGTTTCTAAACCATAAGACTGAATTATACTAGCAAATACAGCCCCTCCGCAATCATAAGAATATAGTTGGGCGACTTGCTTGATAGGTAGCATTTAAGCAGGTTGGCAACAAGCCACATAGCGTAAATTACCACTATAATCATAATAATAGACTTTAGGTATTCCTACTGGTAAAACTCCAGGTGTTTCAGGTGTGCCAGTGCCTCTATTACCACCTGTTTGTTGACCTCCAGAACCTACCTCTGGGGTAGTTCCGCTGCCAATACCATTAGCATCCCCAACCTCGCTGACATTTGTTGGAATACTAGAGCCCATAGAATCTCCTGTTGTGGTGGTATAGAATTCACTAGCACTTAAATCACTCCAAGTAACAGAGGCACTAAATGGAGCAAACACAGAACCTATATGAGTGTTGTTGATATACAAGGACATTCTATGTATGTTATACTTTGCTGGTAAAGGGTAAGCAGTTACAGCAGTATATTTATACCCTGCAGGTCTAGCGTAAGAACACATATAATTTTCTCTAATATCTGTTACATAATGGTAATGGTCTCTCCTAGACATAATTAATCTCCTATATGTGGTGCTATTACAGGGCCAACTTGCAATAGAGTAGTATAATATCCAGTTACTTGTGGTGAATTTATTGTTGTTGGGTCTGATGGTGGTTGGGTAGGATTAACCCAGGTGAAGTCCAAATCATTTACCCAATAAGCCCTAGTTTTTACATTGTTTGTATATGTCAATGTTAAGTAGGGTTTTTGCCTTGAAGACACTTCCTTCACAGAGTCATATCTAATATCGTCTGTGGGGTCGTCAGGAGGCAAATAAAGCCTAATAGTGTCGTTACAGCCATACACATACTGCTTACCGTTAATTTGGCAAATAATGTCAAAATTGTAAGGATGGTCTATGGTTGTAGGAGTTGAACCAATCGGCACCTGGTTTCCGAAATCTCCATTTATTTGATATGCTAATGCCGAAGGGTCTAAATGAATATCAATATAGTCTTCAACAACATCAACATTTTGTCTAGCTATATAAAGTATTGCCCCCACACCACCTACTTTATGCTTTCTCCATATAGCTAATCCTGGTCTTAAATCAAATCCCATAGTCAATGTTTGCTGATTACAGAACACAAATGAATCGTGGAATGTGCTTACATTAGGTTCACCTATTACACCTAAACGAAGTTTTATAGGTATTCTATCTTGTAATTCGCTAGCTAGTTTATGGGTTACACCTCCAGAAGTTAATGAGGTGTGAGGATTGATATACATAGTATCAATATCAATGTATTTGTAGAAGTTGTATGTAGTATCTATCACTAGATTTTGTGTTGTTTGCGGATAGCCAGCACCAGTGGCAGTAGATACTAATAATGGATATGAGAAATTAGCAGTAGCCTCTAATGATGTATAAGTCGAGTTTTGGAACAATGAAATTTTAGATAGGATTTTACCATAAGAGAAATCTTGTAACCCCATACAACCAACAACTTGCCTATAAGGGTGGTAATATCCAGTTGTAGAACCAGTCCAATTACCACAAACCATAACAAACTTACTTCTATTCTCATACCAATCACCAGAAGTGTAGAAATAAGGTGCTGTGAATTTTGAATATTGTGTCATTAAATGTGGGTTGGGATTAAGCATACCAGCTATAATAGGAGCACTAGTCCCACCAACTTTAAACGTAAACGCACCAGTAGGAATACTGATTACATAATTTGGTTGAATGGCTGTTGCTGTTGGTGTATTAAGATAAGTAGTATTGAATAGTGTGCAGTTTGTAAATTTGTATGTTTTAGTTCCAGTCAACTCTACTGTTTCATAGTAGCAATAAATTGTTGAGCTACATATTGGTGTTGTTGCTGAATTAAAAAACGCAACCAATCCATTATTAGGTTTAAGACTAATGCCTCTATTTGTAGGGTAGAATGTTTTAGCAGTTGGGGAAGCCATTGTGGGGGTATCAAACTTAAAGTCTGTTCCAACTGTTATGGTGATTTCCGCTGTTGTTCCATAAGTCAAAGTTGGAGCTGAACTTATAGCATGGGCTGCACCAGTAAGAGTTTGTCCAGAAGTTCCATCCAAATCAGATTGAAATGCTGGTGAGTAATTGCAAGAAGTATTGGGAACAGCACTTACATCTAAAGCATTTAAGAAATTGTAATTGTTTCTATCTGTGCTTGAGAGATATACAAGAACCCTATCATACCGTATATCACCTGTTGAATCGTACTCTGGTGATAATCTTTGAACCATAAATGTAGGAGGTTGTTGTATAAATCCCCATAAAGGTTTGTCAGCACTTGTATCAGACCAACCAGAAGCCCAAGAAGCGGAAGTGGGGGTAGTATAGTATTCTTGATAGCTGTATCTTTTAAGACCAACCAAACCAGTTATTACCGCAGATAAAGCTACATCATTTACTATTGGTAGGTTTCCAAAAATACCTCTACCAGAAAGATATTTATGGTTCAATGCCATACCAAACGTATCTGCTGTAGCACCAACTTGTTCTCCCTTTGTTGATGTTGAGAATGTAGTAATGCCCAAGTTTGTAAGGAAGTTAATGTTAAAGCTAGAAGTATTTGATTCAATCAATAGTGTTGTTGTAGATAAAGCAGTTCCTATCTTTACACAATTTACACCAAATGCTGTGCTAGTCTCTGAAACTAGGACTCCTTGTGGGTCTAAAAAGTATGTTTCACTAGCAGTAAGAGTAGCAGTAGGAAAGTTGTATTCCCCACAAGTAACGATGTAATAATCAATTGTGCTAGAATTTTCTTTCTTGTAATAAACATAACCCAAGAAACTATTTGAACCAGCATATTTTTTAATCGTATTACCTAAATCTATTTGCACAGGGTCATATACATCTAATTCAAAACCAAGTGCCGTTGTGTACTTTATTATTTTAGTTTGATAACCATAGTGTCCATACACATACAAGTCTGGCATATCAGAACCAACTGCTCTCTTAATTTCATACGCTTCAATATCTTCTAGGTTAGAGTGATTAATATTATCCAATCCAGTAGAAGCCCCAAGTAACGATGAAGATGTTAAGTTACATACACAAGCATTACTAGTAGTATTTACCTTTACCACATTACCAATTTCAATAGGTATTTCAGCACCCTCATCATCAAGCCTACTCATTTTTTCTTCTGGATAACCTAGAGTGCAAATGTTTCCATGTAAATCGCAATACAATTTTGTTTGTTCAGGTATAAGTGTGGCGTGTGTTTGCGTAGGTCCAATATGAAGATAGGCAAAAGAATCTGGTTGCTGATAGAAAGGTATAATGGCATTGTTAAGGTTTAATATAACATAGTAATATCTTATTCCGCTATCATCAGTATAGAAAGTACTGTTGCTACCAAAATTAGCTATAACAAATCCTATTGATTCATTTATATCTAGGTCTTGTTTTGAGAAACTTTGATGTATATAACCACCTTGAAAATCAACAATTACAGGGGTTAGGTCTGTAATGAATGGGTTAGCATAATTCTTGAAAGGGAAGGCAGAAATATAACCTAAATTCATAAGCCTTGTAAATAAGGCATCTCTTTCATTTAAGCGTAAAAATGGAATGTTATCCACAAGCCAATAATAGAAATGTGTTTGGTCTGTATCTGAAAATGGACCATCCCCAGCAGCATAGCCAGATGTCCACAAACCATCTAATGTTAATGGTTTTAAACGCTTAAAATCTATTAATGTAGTATGTGCCATATTACCAACTCACTTTCCTATTCTTTAAGTAGAACCTTACACTTTCGCCGTCCATTAAGCCTGGGTATTGATTATATCCTATTAGTACATGGTCTAATGTTGTTTGATAGTTCTCTGGGTCGCTGAAAACCGTTTGTGCCATAGTGAATTCTATCATTGAATTATCATCAATAAGGTCGTCAAAAGTGCTGTATGTTTTGTTAGCTACTTTTACAAAAGCCAAAGATGTTTCAGCACCAGAAGCAAACGAATTTATGTCAAGCCATATTTCCTTTGGGTCTATCCAAATTACAGTTGGGGTTGGTGTTGTTACATAAGTCGTTCCACCAAAAGTGTTAAATATCATTCCATTAGGCATACCAATACTTCCTATCAAATCACTATAAGTATACAGGTCTGAATAACTTATTGCTGTCAAGGCATTAGTGTAAACATCTATATGTGAATATGTTGTAGCTAACGATGCTTTAGCAAAAGTGGATATGCTTAATCCAGAGTTAATAGAAGCCCATAGATTTCTTCCAGTAGTATCATTAGCAGAAGCATTACCATCATCAAATTCTACTGGTGTTCTTAAATGCGTTCCGTGAGGTGGTCTCTTACATTTTCTATTAACCAAATTTGAATCTACAGAACCATCAGGAGGCATTAATTGAACATCTGAAAATGTTCCACCACCTATGATATTCAGCTTAAATCCACCACCATACATTAACTTAAAAGCCCAACCCGAAGAGTTTGTAGAGCCCCATAAAGATGTATAACTAGTTGACCAGTCTGGCTTATTTGTTGTTAGATATTTTTTATAGCTAGCTGATTCAGGGTCGTAATAATCCTTTGGTGCTGTTCCTGGATTAGAGCCAACCCAATTTGTGTCTATGAAAGTTCCACCATCAGAACTTATTTTCTTAAAGATATTGACATTGTAGAAAGCTAGTTTATTGGTTCCATATCCAGAATAACCTTTATATGAGAACAACATCATTCTGTTGTTAGTTGATATAGTTCCGTCTGTATGTGCTAAAACCATTATACCACAATAAGGTAAAGAGTGCTTATATTTTGTTAATAGTGCTTGCCCAGAAGCAGTAGAACTAACATCTATTGTATTGAAATCACTTGTTACTACTTGTGTTTGATATACCCCATTAAACGGGTCTAGTATTGTAGAACCACCAGCTTCTATTAAAAGAACAGCATTAGTATCATCGTAAGTTATTTTCGTTAGAGTTCCGCTTACAGGACTCCAATAGTTAGAAGCACAATCAGCTATCTTTGAGTTGGTTGAGGCGTTATAAAAAGCGAATGTAGAATTTGAAGGACTTGACTCGCTTACAGCCAAGAAAATATCATCATTCTCATCTTCTACAACTGGAGCTACCGATATTGTTGCTGAAGTATCTATTTTCCTATTATCAAATGTATTAGTTTCAAGGTTGGCGGTTAAGGTTAATGAATATGTTATGCCCGTTCTAGTCCATTTAGGATAGATTTGTATTGTGGCATCGTTTATTGTAGTTGTATCTGTTGCTATTTCTGCCAAATAAGAACTAAAATCATTGCTATTGTATATTGTTATTAATGATTTTGTAGCATCAAGCCATATACCTATTCTCTTTTGCTTTGTAATATCACCAGAAACATTATTAATATTATGGGTTAATTGTCCGATGTTTCCAGGACCACCATGCCCATAATCCCACAGGTCATCTCCTTCAGTTGGACTGGCTTCAACATTTAGCGGAACGCCCATGCCTCCAATAGTTCCACTTGCACCAGTAGCAGAAGAATCCCAAATACCTTCTGCTAATAGATTCAAGGTGTAAGGTGTGGCATAAGAAGAAGCATTGTTCATAATTATCCCTAGAGGTTGTCCAGAAACAGAATTTGCAGACAATTGGAAATATCCATAGTCTGTATCAATCTTTACATATTCGACCAATTTCCCAATATCCCCAGATGTTATAGGTGTTTCATAAGTTATAAATTCTGCGTAATTAACAGTCAAGGTTGTTCCAGCCGCAAAGGCTAAAGTGAAATCATAAGTGCTACCAGTAACTATTGTGGTATCACAGTAATCTATAGTTCCTGGTGAATCTATAAAGAATGTATTTGGAGTAGTTAAAACCTCATCCCATTG